AGGATGATCCAGCACCTTTTCCTTGCTGCCGTTTTCCGCATAGCGATACACGCAGAGCGGCAGACCCGCAATGGCTTCTGCCAGGATGCGGACGCAGGCATACACGGCAGTCACCTGCATAGCGGTCTGCTCGTTGACCGCCCGGCCTGCTGACGTCTGCCCAAACAAAAAGGACAAGCGCCCGCTCAGATAATTCTTCGGCTTGTCTCTGGAACGAAATAGTTTTGTAAAAAGATTCATGTCTACCTCCTAAAAATGGTCATAAGAAAAGCGCCTACCTCATGATAGACGTGTTTCTTACTAAATTTAACTAATCTTGAAAACCAGTCACTTCACCATCAGTTGTATAAATAAATAAATCTTTATCCCAATACACATATTGTTTAGACACATGATTACCAACTACAGTACGATTTACTTTATCAGGTTTTCCATAGATTTTCGTAATTTTCCCCTCTGAATCTCCTATATACAAATCATTAGCACGTTCAGCCGCGCTTTTCGCCAGCCTAGCCTCTTCTTCTTTTGCCCTCTTTTGCTTTTCTTCATTGCATTTTTTTCTTAATTGGTCGATGTCATCTTTGAATTCACCATTATATTTATTCGGAATCCATACTAGTTGATCAATTGCCGCATAAATATCACCTTTATTATAAAAATCTTGTGCTTCTGCATATTTACATAATGCCCTAGCATCAACATTTCCATGAACCGAAGATAGTTTAAGGTAACAATCTTTCCATTGAGAATTTTTTGCTAATCCAACCGCTTCTTGATATATCTGATCTTCAGCAATTTTCTTGTTTTCCTTTGGTGTTTGCTGATGTCCAAGCTCCTGAGATATAAATCCGAATAGTATCGGAATTATGATAAAGCCGCATATAACAATTTTTTAATAGATTCACAAGTTACTGCTCTTTTATGATAATTACTCTTTAATGAAGAATCTGCCCATAAAGGATATCCATCTCCATCTTTAAAGGTTTCATTTATAAGTTTATACAAATCCCATATTGTACCTAAAAAGAAAAATCCACATGTGATAATATAAATTATCCCAGTCGCATACCGTGCAACATAAAATCGTTGTAAGCCACCAATTCCAACGAACCCAAACATTGTCAATACAATAGCTACAAGTCTATTTTTCCCAGAAACATAATATTGTTTTTCACTGTTCCCAGACTGTGGTAAATTAACATCTCTGCCACATTGAGAACATGTTTTCTCGCCATCCCGGATTTCATTTCCACAATATCGACAATACATTAAGTTTCACCTACCAATAATCCGTTATATCCTTATTCAGCAAATAATTATAGTTTCCTTCCGATATCGCAATATTTTATATCGCCAAAAATCTGCGTCCATCATACACACTTTTCATTCTCATTTCCACAGCGAAATGCCCGGTCCAATGCCATTATCGTGACTACAACACCATAAATCCCCCTATAGATTTTCCTTAATATCCTTTATATAATTCGTTATTCAACATATCATTATTATTTCCTGCTTTTTATATCAACAAAATTCCGCGTCCATCATAAACACTTTCCCCATTCTCATTTCCACAGCGAATTGCTCGGTCGAGTGCCATTATCGTGGCTACGACACCGTCAATCTTCTCTGTGGATTTTTCTTTGTCCGGCTTGATGTTGCCGGCCGGGTCGGATTTGATGAAAATGTTATCCATCATCCAGCGCAGGACGGGGTGTCCGCCGTGCGCCATGCGCTTTTCCAGGGTAAGCTTCATCAGTTCCTTAGTCGGCGGGTTCATATCCTTGAAGCCCTGGCCGAAAGGCACCACGGTAAAGCCCATCCCCTCAAGATTCTGCACCATCTGCACAGCGCCCCAACGGTCAAAGGCAATCTCCCGAATATGGTAGGTCTCACCCAACTTTTCAATGAACTTCTCGATGTATCCATAATGCACGACATTGCCCTCGGTCGTTTCTAGGAAACCCAGCTGATGCCACACATCATAGGGAACGTGATCACGCCGGACACGCAGGTCAATGTTGTCCTCGGGAATCCAGAAATATGGCAGTACTTCATATTTCCCATTTTCTCCGTCTTCCGGTGGAAATACCAACACAAGGGCCGTGATATCAGTGGTAGAGGATAAATCCAGTCCGCCATAGCATACACGGCCTTTGAGTGTCTCGGGGATGACTGGGAATTTGCAGGCATCCCATTTCTCCATTGGCATCCAGCGGATAGCCTGCTTGACCCATTGAGATAATCTTAATTGCCTAAAAGCATTTTCTTCTGCAGGATTCTGTCTTGCTGATTCACAGGCATTTTCTACTTTATCGATTCCAATGGTTATCCCTAGGGATGGATTTGCTTTTTTCCATACTTCTGGATCTGTCCAATCGTCATCTGCATCTGCTCCATAAATAACTGGATAGAAAGTAGCGTCAAACTTTTTACCTTCCAATATGTCCTTTGCCTTAGAATGGACCTCATAACAAATCGAATGTGTGTCTGTTCCCGCCGTCGTAATCTGGAAAAATAACGGTTGCATTCTTGCATCACCAGATCCACGAACCATAACATCATAAAGCTTTCGATCGGGCAAAGCATGAATTTCGTCAATTACAACTCCATGGATATTAAAACCATGTTTGGAATATGCTTCCGAGGACAGTACCTGATAAAAACTGTTGGTAGGGATATAAATCAACCTTTTTTGTGATGCAAGTATTTTCACTCGCTTGCTCAGTGCTGGACACATCCGCACCATATCTGCTGCTACATCAAAAACTATACTGGCTTGTTGGCGATCAGCGGCACATCCATATATTTCAGCCCGCTGTTCTCCATCCCCGCAACAAAGCAGAAGTGCTACCGCCGCTGCAAGTTCAGACTTTCCATTTTTCTTTCCCAGCTCTATATAAGCAGAATTGAACTGCCGATACCCATTTTCTTTTAATACACCAAATAGGTCTCGCACAATGCGCTCTTGCCAGTCAATCAACTCAAAAGCTTTTCCTGCCCATTTCCCCTTGGTGTGGCAAAGACATTCTATGAATCCCACCGCATAATCAGCCGCTGCTTTATCATAATGCGATGTCTTTGCCATAAAACGAGTCGGTTTATAATTTTCCAACTTACGCATTGGCATAGCAATATCCCCCAAAGTTCAAATGAGCAAATTCTCCATGATATTTCAAAGCCGCTTGATCCCGTACCTTAGCGGCTTGAATTGGATTATCAAACAGCCCCAGATGAATCTTCTTGCAATGGCTCCAGATATATGCCTCATATTTTTTTGCACATTTCAAGTAAGATACACCTGTAAAACCAGTCGTATTCGTGCATCGTTTTCTTTGATTGCAGCTATTTTCCCAATGTGTACAAACACGAAGATTCGACCGCCTATTGTCCAGTTTATTGCCATTAATATGATCGATATCCACGCTGCCATCTGTTGGAATTAATAATCGATGCAAATTTAATTGACAAGGATTTTTTCGTCCATTTCTTTGAAGTGTAGTCGTTATATAACCACGTGCGGAAAGATACCAGACATATTGGCATACCAACGCATAATCTACCTCATCAATATAAAATTTTTCACCTTTCTTCGTTAGTAGTTCCATGCCTAAATCCCCCATGTGTATCAAAAAAGGAGCCAATCGGCTCCTTCGAAAAAAATGTTTCTTTAACCGTTATGCCCGCGTACTCAATGTGTTGCCATCCCGGCTGATTGCATAGGCATCCCGCAGGATTTGCAGGTCAAAACCAAACGCCTTATAGGCCCGTTCCAGCACATCATAGTATCTGTCCGTTGGGGTGCCAAGATGCCGTTCCTCGTGCATGATGTAGGCCATGCCCTTTTCCTGGTCGTGCTCGGTTTCGACTTCGACCGTCTGTTTGTAATAAAAATCAGGAAAGCCCTCATAGATATCCAGCCTGCCCTCATCGGCCTTTGAGATTTGCCAGAGCAGCACCGGAACCGTGTATCCCTCCTTGCGCTCGATGGTCGCATAAGAACCAGTCTGTGAGCCTTTGAACAGCAGCCGCCAATCCTTCATTGTCCCTCTGCCCATAAGCTCTGCCTTTGGGCAGCGATGCGCCATCTGCGCCAAGTCCATGTTGCTGCCGTAGGCCGCGTAGATTTTCTTCTTCATTGTTTTCGCCCTCGCTTTCTGCTTCCGAAGGAACATCCCTTCTACTGCCTTAAGCCCGCCGAAGCGGGCCTTGGGCCTGGCCTGTTTTCAGGCCGTAGGGATGCTCCTGCCGAAGCGGAAAGCGGCATCGCCCTCGAGGTTCTTGGTGAGAATGTCCCTCGCGGTCGTGAATTCTTCGCCAATGAATCCCATCCGAAGGAGCCATGTGCGCATCGCGAATTTGGGATTCTCGCGCTGCGGCTCTTTAGGGCTGGCGCTCTTGAGGTCTTTGGCCTGCTGGCTCAGTGCAAGGCAAAGCTGGATGTAGCTTTTGATTTCTCCTGCGTGGATGCCGCCTTTGCGCTCCTCGCTGGGGTTCGCAAACTGGAAGCACCGGAATTCGACCGTTCCTTTCGTAAAGGTGGCGTGGAGGTTCAGCATGTGGTAGCGGCTTCCGTTGTAGTGTGCATGGCGCTGGCTGGCAAAGCCCTGCATCCCATACCAAAGGTCGGCAAGCTGGTTCATCTCGGCGGGCTTCTTCTTGTTGAGGGCTTCAAGGAAACGCTGGTCGACCGTGCGGCAGTAGCGGCTGATGCGGCCATGGTCAAGGCGCATCGCGGCAATCAGCAGGCTTTCATGGCCAGCCATGAGGTTTGCAAGGTTGCGGAGGGTCTTGGCTGTATGCCCCGCCGCACCGATGTGGATGTGCACCCCGCACATGTGGCCGGGGTTGCTTTTTGCCCCCGCATGGCGCAGGCTCCGCAGCAGCCCCTGCAGAAGTTCGATGTCCTCGTAATGCAGGATGGGCGTTACCAGTTCGCACTGCTGGCTTTCGTTCGCGGCATCGATGCTGACGTCGCGCTGGAATTTCCATTCGCGCCCCTGTGCGTCCCATGCGCTCCATGCGCGGTATCCGTTGCGCGGGTCCGTGTCCTCGAAGCGGCTGGTGCCGAAGTACTCGGCTGCCGTGCTGGCGGCTGCTCTGCGGCTAATGCCGTACATCTCGACCTCTACCCCAATCGTCTGTGCCTTCATGCTCTCAATCTGCCTTGCCGTTGCTTCTTTCATTTCCTTCATCCTCGCTTTCGCTTGCTGTGTTTGTCCTTTTGGTATGTACATATATCACTCTAAAGCACATATATAGCA